TTAGAGGCGGCACAGAATTGTTTGATATAATCCATTGCCAAGCCTTGAATCGTCCAGTTAAAGTCTTTCAATTCTTCACAATGATGATCCATTGTAAGCTGCTGGCCGTGAGCTATCTGACCTACCAACGTCCCCGCATGGCTCTTACGTTTTTCATCGACCATTAGCTTGTCTAAGTAGTCATTAAGAGTTCCTACCATACTTTGCGATAGCTGTGCTTCCAGCATAAAAACAGAAGGCAAACTGTGAAATGTGTACGGTTGCGGCTCCATTAGTTTTATTCAGAAGAAGCCTCAACCTTTGACTCTTCATCGGCATCTGAAATGTTAGCAACATTGTCTTCTGATGGCGCTTGCTCTTTCAATTCAGCTACGAATTTCTGACGCATAACGCCGATCACAGCCAGCTGATCCCCAGAAAAAAGACCCTGCTTTGCTGCGCCGTCAATCAAGGTGACAACATTTGCTAAGTCGTTAATGTCTAAATGTTTAGTTTCCATTACCAAGGTACTCCAGTTGCTTGAGTTGCAGCCCGATCAATTTGACCTTGAACCTTTGCGGTACGCTCAGTCTCAATACGAGTTTTATATTCAGCAGCAGTTTCATCTTCTGGCCCACCTGTAGATGGCCCCTTGTTAGCTTCTTGAATCCAACCAAGCACATCGCTTTCTTTAAGATCGTCGTACTTAATGAATCCACTTGCTGACGCATCGTAAGTGAAACTATTCTTACCGCCCTCGGTAGCTGTTTCACCTCCACCAGCATCACTAGCTGCCACAAGTGACCAGTAAGCGAGTATCACCCCACCATCTGCGTCAACGTGAGTCATATTGCTGACGCTCCAAGTTGTTGTTATTGCCATATTATTCTCCTTTGAGTTTGGCTACTTCGGCTTTCAGTTCTTCTATTTGCTCTTGTTGTTCTTGGATTGCCTTCATCAAATACACAACCATGTTACCGGGAGAATATTGATGTCTCTCCCTGTAATCTCCATCGTCTCCCATATTAGTGAGTGGATACGCTTCTGGGAAACTTTCGAACAGTTCTTGAGCGATATAACCTTTTTTCTTTTCTGAATCATCCTCTTGATCGAGTGTGTGAAACTTTTGAGGATTCAATTTTGCGAAATAAGGAAGAACTTTTTCGTCCCAAGATTCAAAGTTTTTCTTTTCTCTCAAGTCAGAAACATCAGTAACATAAGTTGTTGTGCTGCCATCGGTTCTGATACGCCCAACTTCTGTTCCGTCTTTATAGAATTTTATGAGGTCTCCAGGGTTTCCTCTTCTATTGCAGTAAATTACAGATTCACTGTTTGTAGTCCCTTGAAGGGCCGTAATTGACATACCCCCATTTGACCCTACAAAAAAACCATCTGTGCCAATAGTAAAACTGCTTTTCAAGAACCCTGCACTGTCAGCTGATGCGTCAACAAACAACGCATGGGTGTTTGAATCACTCTCTACGCGGAAGTCGTTGTCGCCTCGGCTGACTTCATTGACCACAACCTCACTGTCTGTAAGTCTAATTCTCTCAATATTGTTTTGCCCTAAAGAAAGTATGTCGGAGGTGGTTGACCATACCCTAAATTGATCGTCGTCAGCGCGACCTTGAACGTAACCGACGTTAGAGGAACCGTCATCGTCGTAAAACGAAATTGTTGAAATTCCACCATTATCTCGCCCAATAAGAGAAATTGCTCCTGCTCCAGAGTTCGCTTTAACAACTAAAGAGCCTGTCGAGCCTGTCGCGCTTGTGGCTATTCCGACACTATCGTTACCCGCATCAACAAACAGCATATTGGCGTTGCCGTCACTCTCTACGCGAAAATCTATGTCTTGGCTCGAGTCGTTAAAAACTGCTTCAGAACTATTAAACCGAACAACCTCAGCGCTGCTTCCAGCTACCGTAAGCTCCATGAGAATTTCCCCGTCTTCGGTGCCATCTGTAACATCTAAGGCTCTTCCAAATATTTTTCCAAAAGAGGTACTGTTACCCGCAGAGTCATTCCCATTAAAAAGAATTGAACCAATATAATCGCCATCAGCAGGACTGCTTGAATCATTGTTAAATAAAAGAATAGAGCCATGCGTGTTTGAAGTATTTTTTAAAATAAGGCCATTTCCAAAACTACTGCTTTCAGTAATCGTTAATTTTCCATCAGGAATAGCTACGTCTTTGTTTTCATCAACAGAAATTATAGGTGTTGTACCTACTGTGCTACCCAATCCAATGATTAGATCATCTGCTGAATCGTCTAAACCAATATAAAAATCCTGTGCGTTTCCATCGAACACAATTGATGTGTCAGCCGCTGCGCCATCGCCAATCGTTACTGTGTCATCGGTGATCGTAAGTATGTTGTTGGTTCCGACTGTCGAACCTTCTCCAATAACAAGTTTGTCTGCCGAATCGTCTAACCCAATGTAAAAATCTTTTGCATTACCATCAAACACTATTGCCGTGTCTTCTGCACCACCGTCTCCTATGGTTAACTTAGGGGTGGTTCCATCTATCAATAAATTGCCACCAACACTCAAATCGGTGAACGCTTCAGTTACAGCAGCGCCACTACCTGCGCCATCCAGATATACGGCTTTAACAAAACCGTTAGCAATAGTAACTTCAGCGCCAGAACCTTGCTTGATAATAATGTTTTGTGAGCCTGAAGTTGCGTTTTCTATAATGTGAACGCGGCTCATAGTGTTTGGGCCGATTGTGATCGTACAGGCAGAATCGAGAGTTCCGGTGTACTTGATGTACATAGCTCTGCCGGGGTCAGTCGAGCCATCAGCTACTGTTGTAGCATGAGTGTCAGCATTAGTTGTTATGCCTTCTGTCGCATAACCTAGAGCCTCACCGATCAGCTCTAAATTCGTATTTGTTTCTGTACCCCAAGTT